GAAGTCATCGAGGCAGAGGCAGACAGGATCAGGAAGGAGCGGAAGCCATGACGTTGCGGTTCATAACTCGCGTGCAGGGCAACACGGAGCGCGCCACAATCGTCGAGGCCAAGCGGCGGGTAGAGTGGGCTTGGCTCCCGTTTTCCTTCGAGAGCACGCGCCCCAAGAGAAAGCGCGATGCCGTCGTGACCGTGCGGCCGATCATGCCCTACCTGTTCGGCATGGCTACCAAGGCCCAACTCATGCGCCTGATGGATTACAGGAGCGTGTTCGGGCCGACCTGGTTTGTGCCGGATCGCGAATGGGGCGGCCTCATGGCCTACGTCGAAGATGTGGAGCGGGAGTTTGCAAACAACGTGCAGGCATATCTAGACGACGAGCGCGCGTTTCACTGCCAGTTCAAAGCAGGTCAATCCGTCAGGCTGCGCCAGCGCGGGCTTGAGTTGTTCCCGGCAACATTCCTCGCCATCACGGACGAGGGCCTTTATCGCTGCGAGACCGACATGATGGGCCGCAAGGTGGCCGTAGACGCAAAGCCGCAGCATGTCGTTGCGTGACCTTCGGAAATGCGGTATATTCACGACAGCCGAATTGCGCGTGCATCGTCTGGCTTCGGGCCGACCGCGTGGCGTCCCCGGCGGCATAACCGGGAAACACCGCCCATCTCAGGAACGGGCGGTGCTACTGCAATACGTGCGTAAGCTTTTTTCTGGCGGTGTGTTTTTACCGTGTGGTCCCTCAGTGGGGCGAACCTAGGGACATCTGGCCCGGCATTAAACGGCTGACGATTGCCTGAGATGGCATGAAACGCGAAAGCGTCCCGTGGAGAGGCCCCAGCCGGGGAATAACTGGCCTCCTAGGCCCCACACCTCGCGCTAAAAGCACACCACCCGAGCGCGGCGCTCGATGCAAAGCAGCAGCCTGCGTTCGTCCCACACCCGCCCGGACCCTCACAACGGCCCGCCCGCGCCGTAAAGAGCCTGTTCTGCCCCAAGGGGTAAACGCCGTTCCGGCATCGAGGTTCATTTTTACGGCGAAGGCTGGACGCGGGCACACATTACAATGCAGCCGGATCAGACCCGGAGGACGCCATGCCACCAGGCGAGGCCCACACATACACGCCAGAAATCGGCCGTGCCATCTGTGAACAACTCGCCACCGGCAAGACCTTGCGCGAGGTCTGTCGCGGCGAAGGGATGCCGCCTGAAAGCACAGTGAGGCTTTGGGCGCTGGATGATCGCGAGGGCTTTGCTGCGCAATACGCGAGGGCCAGAGAAATCGGCTACCACGCGATGGCTGATGATCTGATCGAGATTGCCGACGATGGCCGCAATGATTGGATGTACCGCAATGCCGACGACAACGAAGGCTGGACGGCCAATGGCGAGCATTTGCAACGGTCGCGGCTTCGAGTGGACACGCGAAAGTGGATGCTGTCGAAGGCATTGCCCAAGGTCTACGGCGACAAGCTGGAATTGTCTGGTGGCCTTGATGTGACCACGCAGACGAAAGAGCAAAGGGACGCAGCCGTTGCCGCCGCAACTCGCGCCGACACCTGAGGATTACGCCTTTTCGCGGCTGATTAGCTATGCTGCATATCAATGGCCGGGATACAGGGATGCCGCGCATCACAGGCTGATTGCCCGCGCGCTTGAGCGAGTGGAGAGGGGCGAGACCAAGCGCCTGATGATTTCCATGCCGCCACGGCACGGAAAGTCAATGCTGGCGTCTGAGTTTTTTCCAGCCTGGTATCTTGGGCGCAATCCTGACCATTACGTTGTCACAGCAACATATGCTCAAGATTTGGCCGACGACTTCGGTCGCAAGGTTAAAAACCAGATAAACGACGAGATGTTCCGCGCGATCTTTCCCGGCGTGGCTTTGTCAGGGGATAGCAAAAGCGCCAAGCGGTTCAACGTCGAAGGCGGCATCGGCGGGTATGAGCATACCTTGACCCAGCGTGGCGCATATTACGCGGTGGGTGTTGGTGGCCCCTTGACAGGTCGCGGCGCACATTTGTTGCTGATTGATGACCCGGTAAAAAACCGAGAAGACGCCGAAAGCGAGCTCATCCGCCGCAAGACAAAAGAATGGTACACGTCAACGGCCTACACCCGCCTTATGCCGGGCGGCGCAATCGTGATCATTCAAACGCGCTGGCATGAAGACGATTTGACCGGATGGCTGCTCTCTGAGCACGGACACGAGGGGTGGGAGGTTCTGACTCTCCCTGCAATATCAGACGAAGGCCAGGCTTTATGGCCTGAGCAATACCCGGTCGATCAGCTGGAAAAGATCAAGCTGGCAGTCGGGCCGCGCGATTGGTCGGCGCTTTATCAGCAAAGGCCGAGCCCTGAGACGGGCGATTATTTCAAGCGCGAGTGGATCAGAACCGCAGCAAATGTGCCGCCGCGCGATCAGATGCTTATTTATGGCGCCTCTGACTATGCGGTGACATCGGGTGGCGGCGATTATACGGTGCATGTCATTGTCGGCATAGACAGCGACGACCGTATGTGGCTGCTCGACCTGTGGCGACAAAAAGCATCGTCGGAAGTTTGGGTTGATGCGTTCTGCGATCTTGTTCTGAAATGGCGTCCAGTTGGATGGGCAGAAGAAACAGGGCAAATCAAGTCCGGTGTCGGGCCGTTTCTGGTCAAGCGCATGATGGAGCGCGCAGCCTATGTTGCCCGCGAGAAATTCCCCACACGCGGGGACAAGGCTGTTCGAGCGCAATCTATTCGGGGGCGCATGGCAATGAACGGCCTATGGGTTGAGGCCGGATCGCCGTTCTTGGCGGATCTCGTATCCGAGATGGTGAGTTTCCCGGTTGGCGTTCACGACGACCAGGTTGATGCGTTGGGCTTAGTCGGCCAGCTAATGGACCGCATGAGTGGCGGCAGCAAGCCCAAAGCCAATACGCCCGCGCACGTCATGCGAACAACCGGCGACATCATCGCCCCGCCGTTGAAGCACCTCAAGGGGGCGCGCTTTGGATAACGAATACAGCGACAGCTTCAAGGTGGAGGACGAGCCGAAGTCCAGTGCCGCCGTTTTGGACGCCATCCGCGATGCTGAGAAGGCTTTCCAGCCGTGGTGGGAAGTTTGCGCGCGCATCGACAAGATCATTGACGCCACGCAATCCACTTACAACGAGATAGACCACGCCCGGCTGTCCGATCAGGAGTTCGACCTGTATTGGGCATCGCTGGAAATCATCAAGCCAGCGGTCTACTCGCGCCCACCCCAGCCCGTTGTGTCGCCGCGCTTCCCGGATCGGGACAAGACAGCCGTTCGCGCGTCGGAGTTGCTGGAACGGTGCCTTGCATCGTCCTTTGACCGTGGCGATTTCGATCAAGTCATGATCGGCGTTCGTGACGATCTTTGCGCAGATGGCCGAGGCGTGCCGTGGGTCTATTACGAGACGGGCGACAAGGGCAAAAGGGTCTGCGAGGACCACATTGATCGTTGCGATTTCCTGCACGAGCCGTCGAGAAAATGGGCTGAAGTGGGTTGGGCGGCGCGGGCCGCATATCTGACGCGGCGCGAGTTCAAGGCGCGGTTTCCGAAAGCTGACGACGAGGCGGCAGAGTTCAAGTCGCGGCGCAAGGACGACGACAGCCGCTACGACACCGCTGCCAAGTGCAAGGTGTGGGAGGTCTGGCACAAGGCCGACGAGCGCGTTTATTGGGTTACGGAAGGCGTTGATACGCTCTTGGATGAAAGCGCGCCGTTTCTGGACATCGAGGGCTTTTATCCCTGCCCTCGGCCAGCATACGGCACGTTGAAGCGCCGCCAGCTTATCCCGGTGCCAGACTACGTGCGTTACGCTCGCACCTTGGATCAGATCAACGAGTTGACCCGCCGGGTTCATGCGCTTCTGTCATGGGTCAAGGTCAAGGGCATGATCCCCGCCGGTGGCGACGTGGGTGAGGCTGTGGAGGCCGCGCTTGCATCGACGGGCAACGACGACGTGTTGCTCATTCCTGTGCCCGCGGCGGCGCTTATGCAGGGCAGCAATGGGCAATTCGTGCAGTTCTTGCCGTTGCAGGAGTTCGCAGCGGCCATCACCGGGCTTCTCGAAGCGCGGCGCGAGTTGATCCAGAATTTCTACGAGTTGTCGGGCATCAGCGACATCATGCGCGGCGCGACGGATGCAGGCGAGACGCTGGGCGCGCAGCAGCTAAAGAGCCAATTCGGTTCTGTGCGGGTTCGGGAAAAAGTGGACGAGTTGCAGCGTGTGGCGCGCGACGTTGCGCGGATCACGGCTGAAATCATCGCTGAGAAGTTCACCGCCGACGACATCCAGGACATGGCGCAGATGAAGCTGCCCACGCGGGCAGAGTTGAAGGAGTCGCTGGACGATCTGGAAGCCGCCGCCCGGCAGGAAATGGAGCAGATCGAAGCGCAGGCGATGGAGGCGGCAGAGCAGGCCCGCGCATCGCAAGACCCGGCGCAAAGCCAGCAGCTTGTGCAGCAGTTCGAGCAAGCGCAGCAGCAAGTCATGGCGAAGTATCAGCCGCAGATCGCCAGCATACGCCAAGAGGTTCCGATCGAGGACGTGATGGACCTGTTTCGCGATCAGAAGGCGCGCGCGTTCGCCATCGAGATCGAAACCGACAGCACCATCATGGTTGACGAGATGGCGGAAAAGCAGAACCGCGGCGAGTTTCTGCAAGCCTTCACGGGCGCCACCGCGTCGATCCAGCCGCTCCTTGCCGCAGGTGAGGCGGGCGCGACGTTGGCGGGCGGCATGAT